TTTGTGGCGAACCTCTGACTCTGCAAATGTCATACCAACGTCACCTATTTCAGTGATAGGCATACGCTTGTACATGTCAGCCCAGAAAGTCTTAACGTTTACCTCTATCTGAGCTATCGCTAGCATAGTACGTTTGATTACTTCTCTTTCAGAATCCGATACCTTTGTTTTAAAATCGTCAATATCTGATGTGAAGTTGAACTCTGTATCTATCCAATAAGAGTGTCTGATTGCATCCTTATATGCTAGGAGCGATGGGTATTCATAAGGTAGAATGTTTACCCGGGGCATGAAAATGTTATTGTTCATCTTTTGTAACTTTATATGTTATAATTTTTAAGAATAGGAAGGTAATTAGACCCCCCAAAAGAGGTCTATTACTTCTTTATAGATAAGGTTTTATTCCTTAGCTAGAGGTTCTACCAGTGTTAGTAGACGGGGCTGTATTAGCTGCTGAAGTTATATTAACGGGAGGAGTTCCGTTCTTGTTTGCACCAGATGCATTCAATTTTGATAACATACCAGTATATTTATCTGGAGTTTCTGCTGGTCTTAAGCCGTCTGACTTAGGAGCTGTCTTATATAGGTTTACTAAAAAATTAGCCATTTTACTATGTTTTGTATTAATAAATATCGCCTAGTTTTGATTATTTACCTAAGAGTTCTGAAAACCTTTTAGAAATCCTCAACTTATCCTCCCTACTTATGCTTGAAGTGGTTTTACCCTTAGTTGCATCCTCCATAACACTTATTTCTTCCTCTGATATTTCTACATCATTAATTAATATATCCCCATTGTTTGTATTTACTTTGGCAGAATAAGTCATACCGTCACCTCCATACCTATTCTTTAGTATATGTATTCTTGCAGTTCCCGCTAACTTATCTGACCTCTTCCTAGAGATGGATATAGCAAAGTCTGCAATCATAATCTTATTGTATGATCCTGCTATTTTGTCAGCCTCAATAATATCATCCTTTGCACCTGCCCTGTTTACTTGAGATACTGACCAGATAGGTACGTTAAGTTCTCTTGCCATACCTTTAACCGAAGTATAAATATCGTCCAATTCCTCCTTATTATCTTGGCGGCTTCTACCGGATTTCATAAGATCTATATAATCTATGATAACCAAGTCAGGGGCGAACCCTAAATCCCTACATTTACGTATATGGTTTTCTATTGTATGCGCAGTAGCCTTACCCATAGGGAATTCCTTTACTATAAGCTTACCTGGAAGTTCCGACACCACCTTCTCTACTATTTCCCTGTTTTCTCCTAATTGCTGCATGTCTACGCCTGTCAACTTAGAGTCATATCTACGAGCTGTATAACCTTCCGCTAGTTCCAAAGTATAGTGACAAACAGTAAGACCGTTCTTTACAGCCTGTGTCCCTAGATTAACCAAGAACCATGACTTACCTGAGCCTGGACCACCTAGCAATATCCCCAAGTCTCCACGACCCAAACCACCTGCTAACATCGTATTAACTCCCTCCCAAGGTGTTGCTACTGGTGCTCTATCATCTAACCTGTACCTAGTCTCAATATCCTTGTCATATTCATGCCCTACAGCATTACCTTGACCTGCTTTTAGTGCTGAGTTAATTGTAGATCGGATATCATCGTACTCTCCTTTACTTAATAGTTCAACAGAGTTAAGTAGTGCCGTCTTAAGATGTTGATTCTTACAGAAATTACTGAACTCCTGCTGTATATAATCAGAATCATCACTACCAATCTTAAGTGCTTCTTTTACCTGATCTACTACAGCTACTTTAAGAACGTCATTGTCAATCTTTCGTACCTCCACTTGTAGAGATTCTAATGTTGGAGTAGTGTGGTATTTTCTATAATACCTTAGAATCTCATCCACTAGCCACTTATGTGCGGGAGAATCGAAGTAATCCTTGTCTAGTATATCGTGAACAGATTGAAGAAATTCCCTCTGTTTTAATAGTCCGGACAATACCTTTACCTGAAACCCACTGCCGTAAGCCGATAGTGTGTTTAAAACCTTTTTTTCAGACATAAATTTTATTTGTATTTTGATAATTCGTTAAAATGCGTGTATAACCAAGAAGTTAGGTTGGGTATTGCATTATCTAAAGTATCTTCTTCATATAAAGCATTGAACCCTTTTATGTCTAGCACCTTGATTGGGTTGTCTATTGTGTCATGAATCTTACTTAACTGATCTTCTGATATGTTAGGATTGTGTAAGTCCATCAGCTTCCTGTTTATATGCAACTGATGTTCAAAGTTAAGTATCTTTTTGTATAGTGGGTTTAAGCCCTCTTTAGATTTAGTTATAACTTCTTCTAACGATATAGGAGTTTCTGTTGTTATCTCCGGAAATAGCTTTACTAGCTTCTTTGGTCCTAATCCTAACACTCCAGGAACATTATCACCATCGTCCCCTAACAATATTTTCCTAGTTAGAAAGTTTTCTGGCGGTAAACCGTACTCTTCCTTTACTACTTTGGGAGTATAAAAAATTCTTTTAATAGGGGAGTATACAGTTATTTTATCATTTACTAGCTGTAAATAGTCCTGATCTGAGGACATTATTGTAACTTCCGTATTAAATTGCTTTGATATATACCCTATAACATCGTCAGCCTCTATTTTAGGCAAGGAGATTAAGTCTACAGGTAAACACTTCAAGTAATCAATTAATCTAAGTAATTGATTTGTCATTGAGTCAGATTCTTCTTCCTGATTACCGTAAGCATCCCAGTTTGTAATCCTTTTTATTTTCCTGTTAGCTTTGTATTCAGGGTATAGATACTTCTTGTTTGTCGTACTACCCTCCCCATCAAATACTAGGAATACTCTAGTAGGTCTTACTAGCTTTACTGCGAATGCTATAGACTTCAGAAACCCCGTCAATCCTCCAATAGGTACTGCATGTCTGTTTACATGTTTGATTACTGTAAAAGATCTGATAAAGGTGTTCAAGGAATCTACGACTAGAACCCTATCATTTACACCCAACTGCACTAACTGACCTCCCGATAAAGAATCAAGGATGTCTTGATATTTTGAATTCATGCTTTGTTTTTATTCTTCTGTTTCATAAATGTCTGTAGTATCTTCTGCTTCTTCCACAAGATCAAAGTCTGTAGTACCTAGAAGTTTTAGCCATTCATGAGAGTGTGCTTTCTTATAAGCTTCCAAATCCTTTTTATCCTCCTTATCATCAGTTATAAAGCCATGCACTGTCATAAGCACTTTACCTACTGCTGTAACTCCGGTGATGTGATTTTTATCACAACTCAGCTTTGTCCTCTTTGCAAACTCTACTGTCTTTCCACCTTTGGTAGCATTAATCTTATTAGTACCAGCTTTAGTGATATTTCCGAAAGTGATTACCAACGAAGCATCGAACCACATTGTATTACCGCCTTTATTCTGTAGGGTCGGTGATCCCATCCTAGTGTCAGGTTTTGCTACCCACACCTTATTGATTGCTACTAGAGTATTGGTATACGGTTGACTCTCTTTTCTAGACATGATAATCCTCTGATTGATGAAGTTACCAAATTGCTGACTCATTGCACCCGCATTCCACTCGTTGTTGTTTGACTTAGAATCTATACTCATTTTACATGGTATTGACCCCACAGAGTCCCAAAAGAAACAGATATTGTATGGTAGACTTCCTTTCTTCTGCTCATCTAGTATATCTGCCATGAAAGCTGATACGTCTTCTACACACTGCATCTTTTCACGATCTACATAAATAAAAAAGCCGTTGTAATCCACTACCTCTCCGGTATTCTCATCTACAACCTCATTAATCTCTAATCCCATTGATTTAGCATGTTCCCATGACCACTTCATCTCGGTTATAATAAATACAGGAAGTATACCCATCTTCTGTGCGCTTACTGCCGCCTCTAGAAGTGCTGTAGTCTTTCCGGTATCTGAGTGTCCCCTGAGAAGTGTAATATGACCTATCGGAACGCCTGGTATCTGTAGAGCATTAGTAAAAGATTTAGATAGCGGAATCCAAGTCTGCTCCTTAAATTTTACTGATGTACTTGATAGATTTTTATTCTTCTTGAAAGAGTCTAAATTAAACTCGCCCTTTATTGCAGAATTAATCCTGCTGTTAAGCCCTTTAGCCATAATATAAATAATAATGGGGTCTAAAATCAAAGGGTCTGCGACACCCAATGACTTAGAAGACCCCAAAGATTGAAGTTAACTAGTCGCAGTAGTATTTTATTAATTAGATCTTAAACAAATCGTCCACCTCTTTACTTCTAGCAGATCCGACTGTTTTCTTAGCTTCTCCTGTATTCAGAGAATATTTGTTAGGTTCTTTACCATTTTCCCAAGGCAAGTCTGATTTATCCTCGCTAGCCGCTTCATCTGTAGCTTCTGACTCAGGAGTGAGGTGCTTTCTCAGTGCTTCCTTCATCTCACTGTAAGATACCTTTGGATACCTAGAAATTGGGTTAGGCTGATTCTCCAACCACAGCTTTACTTGTGCGGCATCATCTGATAATTTAGTGCTCTTTGCTTTCAACTTCACACTAGAGTTGTTGTAACTAGAGCCGTTTTGCTCAGGGCTAGTAGTATCTACAATAATGTCACGACCAACCATTGGATCTGTGATATCATCAAGATCCTCATCGTCCATCAAACGAAGAATGTCGAGGAAGGTATTTTTACCAAATTCCCAAAGTCGAACGCCCTTGCTTTCTTCACCTCGAACGATAATAGGGATGAATACTCTCTTACGAGGCTCAAGCTTATAGCCCAACTTCCAATCCTCTGTCTTTTTGAGATGTTCTGCCATCTCTAGAATAGGGTCTTTTTCTCCGAAGTTAGAAAGACACCACATGGATTTATTACCGATACCGTAGTGTACTAGCAATTCTGTAAACAACTCCTCTCTCTTGTAAAGAGATGGTACGATTCGAACTGCTGATTTTCCTACCGGGGGTTTCCACATGTAGTCCCTCTTTTCTGAGCCTTCTTGACCCTTTTTCGCTGTCTGTTCCGCAATCTTAGCTGCGATCTGTTCTCTTGTCATAATCTTTATAACTTTTTAAAAATACAATACTAGTGAATTTTTTTGAGAAAATCAAATTTATTTTCAAGATTTTCTACAATTTAACAACTTTGTGGATCAAAGTGTTGAGTTTCCTTAACTCCGTGCCTTGAGTAAGCAGTACAGAATTACTGTAATTTGACCAATCTATGGTGTATTTTGGGTTTAG